AAAAAAAATAAAAAAAATTAATTAATTAAAATTAAGATTCCCTGGAGTTATGTTGTAATGCTATTCGCAGAAAGTTTGTTCTAGAAGTTTTCTCTCCTTGCCAAATCCAACCGAAAGACCACAAAGCCCTTACCCTCTTCGTCCATAGAGGTATAGGCGTCTTTCTACGAAGGACTGACATCACAGTTAGTTATTTATTGGCACACGACGTTATAAAACGACACCAGTTTACTAGAATAAATCTCCTCCACTGGCACCGCCCTGACATTCCCAGTAACTTCAGCTTGCGCTTTCATATAGACCTTGAAATTTATTTTTTTGATCTTTTCCTCACGTTTATCGTCCTTCCGTTCCCCCTGAGGCAGTAACTTCTTGAGTTTTTGAGAGAAGAATTGTTCGAGTACTAAGTACTTCATTAATTCATTCTCCGATTGCTCCAGTTCAAACACAGCTCTTTGTGAGCCGGTTCCTGTCTCAGCTAATAAAAAAGGGACTTTTCCAGATAAGGGTGCCTGTCTCTTTAGTGATTTCTCTGCTAGAGACCAGAATTCCCATTTCCGCGAGGTAGGCCATGATCGAACATCATCTAAATATTTCATCCGGATTACATGTAACGTTTGACGCTCTTTCCAGCTCCATTCCGATAAGTGCTTATAAAGCCCTAGACCTCCTGCATAAGTAGGAAAAAACCAATTACCTTGAAAGGTACTTAGTTGATTCTTATTATAGTAGAAGAAGGCTTTCTTTGCCTCATCGAGGACGCCATCGGGTAAAGAGTCCACCATCGCATTATATCCAGACGCGATATCATATAAAGGTTTATGTCCATTGCTTTCGGCAACACCCTCTGATCTTTTAAAACCACGAACAAGTCCCATATTCACATATGGTCTTAACTTCCATGCCTGAGGCACCCACCCAAAAGGATGGGGGCCGAAGGTCGGAACTCGATCGTAGTGACAGGAGTTTATGACACAAAACTTTCGGTTAAAATATGTCTTGCCTACCGAGCTTTCTAGCCCGCAAACAAGACTGACCTGAAGCCATATATCATGAAACTCCTCCGACTTACTAATAATCAGAGAATCATCGCCATTTATAAGCATTCTACACTCCCGCAGGCTCAAACGTTTTCCCTCAGATAATTCTAATGCAAACCGCGATATTGCAGCATTTGCCATACAGAGGAAAGGAAAACTGATAATCGAACCCATAAGCTGACCCCTAGCTTGAGGAATCAAATTCCCGTCACGATCTTCAAAGATGTGACGAGTCAAGGCTTTTAAAGCCAGGTTTGTAACCTGGTCCGGAAGTTTAAGGACTTTTGAAACCTCATCCAAAAGAGTCTCAGAGACCCAGCTGTGAAAATTATCGGTACTTGATTGATAGTCTCCTGAATTAATCCAGTCCTCTTCTTGTATCCCCAGTCGCTCAATATCCTGAACATGTATCGGTCTCCCGATTAACTTAAAAGTGTTCAGATCTTTAAGAACTTTCCAGAGAAACATTTGCAACGGCTTCAGCGCATGATATATGCGCGGGGGCCCCTTAGATATGACACGTATCTTCAGTGCTTCGGCCAAGCCGACTGGCTTCACTATGGGATCCTCTAAGAGGGCCTTTTTGAAGTTGAGCCAATACCACTGACGATATGCCATCGTTATATAGGAAGAGTTGTAGATGTATCCTTGCGATTTTTTCACATAGAGATCTGAATCTAGGTTTAATTGGTCTCGAGAACCTCGAGGCCCGTATAATTCGGTTTGTTCCTTACCTAAATCCATCTCTGCATAGATAAAACGTTCATAGTTACTTACGTCATAACGCTCCGTCGAATCCTTTTTCTTAAAATATCCTACTGCACCACCTTTACTTTTACTATTACAGTGGTTAGCAGAGGTAGAGGCTAAAACAGGAGTACTAAGATCTGCAATTGAAAAGGCTTTATGCCCGTATATTTCTCTTGCCGTCCTTCGGAGCTCACGCTCTAAGTCGAGACGATCTACATTGTACTCGTGATGTTTTACCTTTATCTCTCTCTCTGCTTTTAGATTAGAAGTATCAATTCCCCAATCATCATCCACGGACCCTAGTTGGATCATGTAACCACTCATTC